AAGCCTAGTGCTCCATTGATCCACAAGCGAGCCAACGTAATTAGACATCCCCACACTATAGCGAGCCACATTAAACAGAACTCCATGACCGAGAAGCGAGCCATGGCTTATGAGAACTCCAATACTTGACAGCGAGCCAATGGCACTTCAGAACTCCAAACCACAGTAGCGAGCCAAGGATGAAAAGAACTCCAGGGTCCTATAGCGAGCCACGTCTATCAGCTGTCGCTGATTTCCGCGCGGCAGATTCGGAGACAAGAGGTCTCCGAATAGCGAGCCACTATATACACAGTCATCCAGAGATAACAAGCGAGCCATCGAAGATGAGTAACCCTATAATTAACAGCGAGCCAAGGATATCGAGTACACCATATCAAGGAGCGAGCCACGTCTATTAGCTGTCGCTGATTTCCGCGCGGCAGATTGACGAATAAGATATTCGTCAATAGCGAGCCATAGAGCCGAAGACTACCAATCCTGCTTAGCGAGCCACTGTGCTGAATTACCCCATCTTAGACAGCGAGCCAAACGATAGAGATTACCAGGAACGAAAGCGAGCCGAAGATTCCGAGTAACCCATCCTCGTAGAGCGAGCCCATGGCGAATAAGACAACCGGTCGTCAAGAGCGAGCCCGAGAGTGATAGACAACCAATTCCGTAGAGCGAGCCAACCAAGTTGAAAGTCCCAGGAGCCCAAGCGAGCCAAAGTGATTAGATACCCAGAAGCCCTAGCGTGCCGGATCATCCAGATGCCCACGAGCCAAAGCGAGCCGTGAACATTCAGTCACCCATTGACGAGAGCGAGCCACACCTAATTAGAAACCCCTACGAAAGCAGCGGGCCATGGAAAAACTATCAACCCACGTTTTCTTAGCGAGCCAACGCGAATCAGTCATCCATGTACCACAGCGAGCCGGTGAACGGAGAACAACCAAATGTGGCAAGCGAGCCGTGACCAATCAGACGACCAGTCATTATGAACGAGCCCATGATCGAAGATAACCGGAAAATAGCTAGCGAGCCCTCGTCTAATCAGTCACCCGACAGGAGCAGCGAGCCGATCATTTGCGAACAAGGTGTTCGCAAATAGCGAGCCAGAATACCAACAAGACACCCCTGACGTAGGAGCGAGCCTCCATGAGCAAGATAACCATGCACACCAGCGAGCCACCTAGCACAAGACGTCCATTGAGAAATAGCGAGCCACGTCTATCAGCTGTCGCTGATTTCCGCGCGGCAGATTCGGAGACAAGAGGTCTCCGAATAGCGAGCCAGCAATCACTTAGATACCCATCAAACAAGAGCGAGCCGCCGAATGACAAGACTTCCAGAGTACGTGAGCGAGCCACGTCTATTAGCTGTCGCTGATTTCCGCGCGGCAGATTGACGAATAAGATATTCGTCAATAGCGAGCCATTACAACAAGTCACCCTGTATGACGAAGCGAGCCGTGGACCGTGAGTAACCCGACACAAGGAGCGAGCCGATGTCTCCACAAACACCCATCAGGCACTAGCGAGCCACCAGCCATGACAGAATCCCATAATGCTACAAGCGAGCCACATGAGTAAAGGAAACCGTATGGAGACTAGCGAGCCACATCGCCAAAGAGAACCATTAAGAGTATAGCGAGCCGCGCAGATCATTGACGAATAAGATATTCGTCAATAGCGAGCCAAAGCAAAGAGGAACCCAGATATGTCCAGCGTGATTAACCGGTTGATAGCATGGTTCCGGAGGATTTTTCACCGGCATGACTTCGAGATGGAGTTTCCCGATGACAGGAGCTTGGGTTGGCGATTCCGCTGCAAATGCGGGAAGATCGTCTACAGCATGGAAGAAGCCTCCTTTCTTCAAAGATCGCGGGACGACTGACTATGGACCACATATACCACAACTGTGACGATGAGCAGTGTAGAATATGTCCTGGAGGACTTCTCTTGTGTGTCGTGTGTGGTGGGGCGGAAGCATCACTACCCAAAGACTGCCCCGGTGTGAGAATGACCGGTGTTGAGGAAGATATGGTCCAAGATGGAACCTTGAATTATATCAACGGAGAGTGGCATGTCAAAATCTAGTCTTCTAGACCATGAGTGGATACCCTCTAGGGTTGGGCATGGTATCTTTCAGTGTCAGCACTGCCAGATAACGATGATAGAGGCACAAGTCTTGAATCAGAAGTACTGTGACAGAGCAGTTATGACCGGTGATGAGAGCAGCTTTCCGTTTTTCAATTTGGCACGGAGGCATAACAAGGATTACCGGTGTGTCTTAGAGTTGGCTGCTGATCTGGATAGACAGTGGTTGGAGAGTGGTTTTGTCCCTCATGTGTGGATAGATGCCAAGATCGCACCTTATGTAGATGCAGAATATGCTTTCCAAGCAGATCTATTTATAACATGGAATGAGGAGCGGTTGCGGCGGGCGGACATAACGGTCGTCGGGTAGGAGTGCCCCATGGGCGTAGCCTCATGGGGCACTGCGCCCATAGGGTGACCGGGTAGGATGGCTTGTGACAGGCTGGGCGATGGGGCTGGGTGCGTGCAAATGGGGGGTGCGCTAGGTAGGTAGCTTGGCATAATTGCGCTAATGGGCGGGCGGTTTGCGGGGCGTGGCAAGGCATGTAGTTATTGAGGCTCTATGATGCAACCGGCCTCCGGTTGATAACCGGTTGTGGGGTCAGGGGCCGCGATCCAGGGGAGGAGTGTGATGCACTCTTCCTCTGTGAGGTGCGGGAGAGTGTAGAGATGGAGATCGAAATTGATGTGGACGAGGATTAGGAGGGTGTAGAGCATGGTCAAGGCCGTCTTTAACCGGTTGTGTAAGGATAGCGGGTATACCTTGGATGTGGCGAAGGCGATCCACCTAACCGCGATGATGTGCAGTAAGCATCCCTTAGAAGTGTGGATGGAATTGGGTTCGTGGTCTTCTATGGAAAAGGTGGCTCGGGGAGAGGTGGTAGAGATGATTTGAACTTGGTCCAGCGTTTGATCATCTCGTCCGCGATTTCATGCTTGGCTCGCAGTGAAGTCTCGAGCTCGTGATATGAATGATCATACCCGCCATAGATCGTATGATCGTCTTGGCCCATGTAAACGGATGCAAGACCTTCAGTCCCCGTGTCAAAGAACTGTTGACCGGTTTGATAGTAGGGCATGTCAAGAGATAACCGGTTGAGGTGCGAGGGTGATGGAGGTTGCTGGGATGACCATGAGCCCTATCGGTGTCTCTACTGTCACCTTCTGCCCCGCTATACGCGTGATGGTAGCTTGGATATCCGCCACCGGCATATGCACGACCACCTTGACTCCCGGTTTGAACGGGTTAGCTTTATGGACTTCTTGCACCAACAAATTACGTTCCTCTAACTGACGTAGCTGTGCTATTGTCGCATCTGGAATGAGAGATATGGTGATATCTTCGTCTTGCGTGAGCCGGAGCTTGATGAATCGCGCTTTGACCGGGAGTGTGACTAACCGGTGTGACTCTCGTGTATTGATTCTAGCGAATACGTACCCAGGGTATACCGGTTTTGCGACTGATTTCGCTTTACGTGATCCGTGCGGCCGTGATAACCGGTGATAGACAGGGAAATAGAGAGGAATATCCGGATGACGATCATTAGCATAGGCGACGAACCTAGCTTGACTCGCGGGATTAAGCCGAAGCAATGTCCAACTGTACATGTTGCTTGCAATCCACTTAGGGTCGGTGTTACTGTTTTAATTCCGCCACAATTCCGGTTCTATCTTCCATATCAACCGGAATGATGTCCGGCGGGATCATTGGTTGTAGAATAGTGATTACTCTGCGAGTAATCACTACTCTCTGCGAGCAAAGTCGCCCGTCAGTTGTCGCTGACGGGCCGGTCTGTTATGACCTCACGTTGCCTGTGAAGGAGGCTCTCACGTGTTTGAAACCGTATTTAGCACCTACCCCGCAGAAAAGCAAGCCTCTATTTTGGCCGATTTCATGGCCCTCTTTTGTGGCAATGAACGAGGCTATGGCGTAGGAGATTTCGAAGGGTCAACACAGCGAGAATCGGATGGGAAATGGAAACCGGCGAATATTCGCTGGCAATGGGGAATACCGGGTATTGAAGAGTATCGTTTGCACTTAACCGGTAGGAGGTTGATGGGTATTGGCGTGCTGCGAGATGATAGCAAAGTGATGTTTGCGTGCTTGGATGTAGATCAATATGAGATCGATTATAGTGAAGTAATGGGTCATTGCAAGCGTCTGGACTTACCGGTGGTTGTGTTCCGCACGAAGTCAGGTGGATTGCGTATTGTGATCTTTTTTAGTGAACCGGTAGAGGCTGATTTGGTACGGCCACGGATGACGAAGCTAGCGGCATCTCTAGGGTTTGCGGGGTGTGAGATATTTCCAAAGCAGACAGCGTTGATTGTAGATAAGGATGATTGTCCCTCATGGATATTCGTTCCCTATGGTGGGACCGGTGGGAGGTTTCCGGAGCAAGGGTGTATGACTGATTCGGGGAACCTGATGGAAATAGATGAAGCTATGGAGTATTGTAAGAGCAAGCGGATTACGCGTGAGCAGTTTGTGAATTTGTTTGCAGCGGATAAGGCTGCAGATGAGAATGGAAAGCGGAATAGTAAGCGGCATCCGGATAGAATATTTGCGAGTGAGGGGGATAAATGGGATATCGTTGATGAGATATTCCATGATGGACCGGTGTGTTTGCGCGTGTTGTCGAGGAGGGGAGTCGGTCAGGGTCAGCAAAATTATTTTTTGTCGCACAGTGCGACGTTTTTAAAGCGGAAGTATGAAAATTGGGAGGTGGCCTTGGGGTGGGTCAATTATAATGTGCTGAATCCTCCGGGTGATCATGAAAAATTGGGAGATATGATTAAGCGGTGGGGGAAGCATAAGTATGAGTACCAGTGTAAGGATGAACCCATGGCAGGGTGTTGTGATGCCGAAGCGTGTCGGCATAAGCGGTTTGGAGTAGGGCCGAATGGTAATGGAAGTGCTGGGTATCCTGAGTTCGGTTTGACGATAATTGAGGGTTCGCGGGTGATGTTTTGTAATATAGGGTCGAAGCGGGTTCAATTGACAGAGAATGATTTATTGTATTCCAAGAATATACAAGCGAAGTACTTGGAAATGCGAGAGCACATACCGCCATTAATGAAGAATGAGGAACATAGAGCATTTGTAAATAGGGCTATGGAAAATGCGACAGTTGTTGGGGCGATGGCTTTACAGAGAGTTAATGCACCGGAGTTGGAGAAATTGGCCGGTTGGTTTGCTAGGAGGGTTCCGGCGTGGATTAAGCGGGGTGAGCCTGATGATAAGACAGATGTGGTACGCGTTAAGGTTGAGGAGCAGCGGATATATTTTAAATGGGTGCCGTTGTCAGATCATCTGAGACAAAGGTATGGGGACCGGGAGGTGAAGGCGTTGAGGGCGTATCTCGGGGAGGTGAGTCAGGAGCACCGGGAGGGTCGTGGACACTGGTGGAGATACACATATTCGGTCCAATTTGGGCTGTTTGAGCCGGAGGAACTTCAAAGGTGGTTAAATCCGGAGTGACCGGGGTTTGCGGGTCAGGGTTGTGGGTTGGTTGTGCGAGTTGTAGGTATTCTGAGGGGTATGGTCGGTGTACCAGATGCTGTGCGAGCCGAATCCATCCGAAAACCCTCTAATACGCGCGCCTAAGGTAATGTTCATTTCGTACCCCGAGTACAGTTTTTCGCGTCCCCTAAATTCAAATTCCATTTGTAGTGGGCGGGCCCATATTAAAGCAAATGTACAGTTCCCTAAGCACCGGTTACCTCCAGCAGGTTATGAAATACCAGAGATGTACCACTAGCTGCAAATTCACCGACCGCAACCCGTTTAACAACCCACCAACCCCGCCCACCCCCCAAAAACATGCCCTGTCAAGCCCCGCAAACCCATCTCCCATGCTTTAAAACCACCGCTTAGCTACCCATGTAGCCAAAACACACAAAACTAACGTAGGGTGCCTTAAAACGCTGTGGCAAGGCATAGAACCACAAAACACAAAAAAAGGGCCGTTTTTGCCCCATTTTATAGAAGTTTGATTGTTAGTCACTGCCCCTGAGCTGTTCCTTCGCGCGTAGCATAATCCCCCGCGTATGCGCACACATGAAGCACTGTACGCTACACTATCATACCTTAAAAAGGTCGTTAAACCTCCTCTATTGATAAGGGTTCACCGCGATGGCCTTGCCGAGCAAATCGAACTCTACAAACCACGTATAGACGATACACCGCAAGGCTCTCATCGTTACATTTCCTAGAAAAATCTTCCGTCCCTGCTCTAACAACCGGTTATCTCGGGTAGAAGACCAGTCGTGAGTTCACACCCCAGTCCATACCCACCGGACGACATGCATGATCCAACCTTGGGGTTGGTCCCACGAGCGTCAAGATTCCTCGTGGATCAATACCCCCACTGACCGAGTAAGGGATTGCCCCACATGACTTCGAGAAATAGTAGGCTGTGCCTTGGATTATCCCATCTACCCACGCACCGTGAACCAACGCAGTTCCCGGTGTTACATATCCCCACATCCCGGGCCGGGGTTGGGTGTAGATGATGTCTATATTCCCGTTATTCTCCAGCACTTGCATGATCGAACCATTGTGGTTCACTATCCAAGGAGCTCTTGGTTGCGCGACACATGATGTCGTCAGTGCTGCTATTATCGTACCAGTCAACAGAAGCTTATTCATCGTTGCGTTTCCTTGTTTGATCGTTAGAAATGCTATACTAGTAAAGCAATATTACTATACACGTAAAGCAATATTGCTATACAGGCTCCGCGGTTACCTCCCAAACGCTATACTTTTGGGGATTGCACCACAACCCCCGGTTAGTATACAGCATTAGGGATCTCAGCACCAAGTGATCGTTGGGATTTCCTCGTAAACCGTCCTCGACCAAATCTCATTCATGGTCCATGCGGAACGGTCCCAGCTCCCCTTTCTGTCCCAACTGTCGTGCAGTGGGTTCACCACTCGTCTCACGCACGCAACCCAAATCACGTAATCCCATCCTGCAGGCATCGTTCCATCTCCTCTAAAATCTTCCGGCCATCACTCTAACCACCGGTCATCCGTGCTTCGCCAACCAGTCCTGTAATAACTCGTCTATCAGGTCTGAGAAATCTACCCCTGTTCCATACAGTCTTCTCACCACCGCTTGGTCAACCCATTTTCTTATCTGTATGTTGCGGGCTCTCCATTCGGGGTCGCTCGTCTTGCCCGGTCGGCTTGGTGCTGGGGGTTTCTTCATCAGGGTTACGGCTCTCATCGCTGTGGCTCCCTTGGCAGTTCTTTGCCGCGCCGCCAATTGTAGGTGTGCATCGTTGCGTTTCCTTGGTTTGTGGTGGGGCGCATTGCGCCCGCTTTACTCACAAGGGTTTATTTCCGTTTGGCTTAAATCTGGGTGTATTAACACTTCAATGCCCCCGCCCCCGTCCCCATGGCTATGGTATAAGTCATTGCCGCGCCAACCAAATTCAATAAGCCAATACTGGCCACACGGTGTTTCGCCAACTGGCCAATTGCCTTCGGCATTCACTGGCGGTTCCTGTAAACCTAGCCACCATGCAGCCATGTCCCGGCATTTGGTTGTGTCACAAGGGTCCGCTAAACCCAACCCAGCTAGTTCCATAGCGGCACACCGGTTTGTAGCCATTTCAAAGGTATTTTTACACATTGTTGCGTTTCCTAGTTGGTAGGGGTTGTGGGGCGCATTTGCGCGCCCTAAACTGTTAGTTGTGCAACGTAACCGCAAATTGTTGCATTAGGTACAGCACAAACAAACCGTGTGTTACAAGCAGTGGGGTATACCAGCGCATGGGGGCGTTACCTTGGGTTGTGGGGCGCCGTTGGCGCCCCTTGGGGTTGCGTTATTCTTGTGGCGCCACAATGGTAAAAAAGCCATGCTGTACACCCCAACGTAAATCCAGGCCCGCAAGTGTGGCGTTGCTACCGCTGGCAGGGTGCTGTTGCCCATGGGCAACACAAGCTGCAACGTATTGGGCAACCGTTTGCCCAGGGGTGTGTAGCGCGTACCGCGCGTAGCTTTTGCTACCTACCCGCTTTGGGTTTGGCTTAATGCCGGTAATTACGTGGTGTGGTTGCCAGTTGGTGCTAGCATAGCGCCCTGCCTTGGGGGCGGCTGTAGTGGCTGGCGCGGGTGCCACTGGCGCGGCCGGTGCGGCAACGGCGGGTACCGTAGCAGGCAGTGCGGTGGGCGCATTGGTGGCCATTACAGGGGCGGCAATAGCCTTGGCCCTGGGCGCGGGCTTGGCGGCGGCGGTGGCTTTAATGGTGGCGGTTTTGGTAGCCATGGTGTGTTAGCCTTATGGTTGCCCACCTGGGGCGGTTTGGGCGGGGCGCTATTGCCGCCGCCCTATGTGTAGTAATATAGGTGGGCGCCCACGTTTTGTAAAGTGTTTTTTGCAAAATACTTTACACAAAAATGTTACTGGATATGCAGTGCACAATGGCACGCATATTGCTTTACAAATGGTCTGTGGTAATCCAGGCACAGTGGTGTTGCCCCAAAAACACAGTCAAAATCGTTTGCGGTCCTATATACCTTGCAGACAAGTTGGAGACTCAAAAACCATTTTATACTGAGATCCAAAAGGGTCCCCTACCCCTATACCCCCACCAAGAACCCAAACCCCTCAACCTCCCCCCAAGAACCCCCTACCCCTCCCGCCACAACCAAACACCGGTCGCTATCAAATTCACCCAACACCAAAACCCCGCCAGCATAGCGATAATGTAAGCTACCGCGAAATTCCACTCCCCTACCGTTATCCTATACCAAGCAACCATACCCATGATCACCATAAACCCCATCAGCACAACGAGAACCACCACAATCACACCGGTTACACAGATCTTAAAGGCCATCGTCATCTCCCTCACGGAAAAACCCCCATCCAAAGATGAGAGTCCTCAATCCAACCGAAAAATCTATCGGCCACACCTACTCACACCGGTCATCACACCGGTCCGCAGCACAGGCAGACTGCCTTCAGTTCCACATTAGAAATCTCATTTATCACAGATCTTGCTCCTCTACCCACCGTGACAATTCAGCAAGCTTTTGCGCCGCTTGCGTGCATTGATCTTTCCGAATACCAGGAGATCGTCTCTTGGCTTCAGCACTGTAGAATTCAGAAAGATCGGACAAGACAGCTGCTAGAGACTCTTCCTCCACGAAGTCTGTGAGCTTGATGATGATAGTTTTATCCACTCAATCCTCCTCTGTGGCGACGCGACCCTTGTAGCAACCGGTTATTCGTCCTTGGGGGTGCGCGATCGTTGATTCTTGCGGAACTCTTTTATCTTCTCTTGTATTCTGGGGAACTTGTGGGCGTAGCTTTCAGCCATGTCGTCTAGCAGGAGGCGGAATTGTTCAGGAGGACATTTGACTGTCATCAGCATCGACTCTATGAGTCGGGTGAGGGAGTACACGATGTGGGGTCCGGGAATACCTGATTGCATGGCCCAGGTGACAGTTTGTATTTCAAATTCTATCATCTTTGGTGTTGGGCCATCAGCAACCGCTTTGTAGATCTCACTGTTGATAATATCTTCCTCTTGAGTTGAGTCAATAGGGGTGGGATTAATCCAGGGGGACGCCATTCGTAGAGATCCTTCTATAGTCGTAAGCCTATGCCTACGGGGGTTGACTACCTACGTGTAAGCCTATGCTTAGTACGGTATCGTCTGGATTTCTCTCTCACTCGGGCTGGTCCCAAGATCTTCCGCCCTTGCACTCACAACCGGTCCCTCGGGTTCCCACCCCACAAGCCCTCTAATCCGTTGGAGTTCAAGGAGGTGGTGAATGATAGCAATGGTTTCTTGACCGAGTGGTGTATGACCTCTAGTGTTTTCCCAAAATTCTAGTGCCCCCTTTGGAGTAAAGTTTCGGCACCCAGCCTTAACCCTCACCCCCTCACCAATGAAATTGGTTAGCAGAAATTCGTAACTGTCTGATCGAGTTGGACCTTGAATTACCCATTGAGGTTCTAAGTGTGTGTTGTATAGACGAGCACTGATAAACTTTGCACCTTGAAGTTTTGTGTTGTGAAAATTAGCACTGTCTAGATTAGCTCCGTAGAAATTGGCACCTGTTAGATCGGCCCCGGTAAAATTGACGTTTATTAACGTGGTTCGGTTAAATTTAGTATAGCGCAGGTCTGCGTTTGTAAAATCTACCCCGCATAGGTCAGCTTCTTTAAAATTGGAATTGAAGAAATCGGTGTCTCGCAAAATTAGGTCTTCTAGGTCTGATCGGCAGCCATTGGTTTGTTGAAATGAGCGCTGTCCTTCGTTGTAAAGACGAGCAAGTAATTCACGGTTCATGTGGTTGGTCCTCGGTTGTTGGTTGATGATAGACGACGATACAGCAAGCTGTATCGTCGGGAGTTGGTCTCCTATTGCTTTACATGTATAGTGTATTGCAACGGTACGTGACACGCAATAGGACGACCAAAAATATTTGCGGTGGGTGCTTGTGCAAGACTTGTATTCTAGCACAACATATGGTATATCACATAATTGGATGCAGTCGTGGCCCTAGCGCCGCTTGATACGTCCAGTCTTTCATCCGGATTTGCAATCCCGGTAAGTGCTGTGCATTGGCTAGATCTCCTGCTCATAACGGACATCGCGGTGGAGTCAAGGCTGTCGACGAAGATGACGACGCTGAAACTGCAACCAACGGACGAGTCCCCAAAGCTTACGACGATCCCGACCTGCCTCCGATGGAGTTTCTCCTTGCGGTGATGCATGAACCGCGGACCCCGTTGTCTGCACGAATTGATGCAGCAAAGGCAGTCAGCGTTTATATGCACCCAAGGCTTGCTCAAGTCACTCAAGATGTGACAACCGGTGTAAGGATTGTTATTGAAGGTGGTCTTCCTCCGTTGCCGGGTACAAACGTGATCATGCCCGCAGTGACGCAAAATCGTCCGGCCTCGTCCAAACCACCGGTTGACACAGAAAACGATTAGAGATACGATCAGTCGATGTCCCTACGCTACGACGATCGTATAGCGCCACGCTGACCTCCCGGCTAGCGAAGCGCGCTACTGGAGCCAGTGGACGGTTCATGAGGCTGCTCACTGGCTCCTTTGAGATCTGGGGTTGGTGGGATCCAACCCACCATTCCGTATCGGGCTTGTGCCCATACTTCTAGTGGTTTCAGATACGTGTGATCGAGACCCAACTGGTACAGATATATAAATACGAATTGGTACCAGTCTCGGTCTCCCTTGTTCATATTACACGTTGCGCATAGCCATTGCATGTTCGCAAGGCTGTCAGTTCCTCCTCTTGCTCGGGGGATGATATGATCCCAGTGAGGGACGTTGTGGCGTAGGTCTGTATTGCAATACGGATTTCCGCAACGATGATTCTGCCAATGCATCATCATTTGTTTATTTTCACGCGTCGATGGAATGAACGGTATTCCATCAGTAACTATTGGGGTGAATATCCCACCGGTTGATTCTTCTGGTTTACTGGCCCAGAACCAAATCTTTAGTGTCGCCCAAGTAACAATTCCAGCGATACTACACAATGTAACTATGAAACTGGTGTCGCTCATTTCCCTTGGTCCGTGGTTGCGTGGTAACGGGCGGCCCGTATAGCATAATGTTTATGGAACTGCAAATACAATTTACAGGAGTTCCTCATGGCTGAGGTTACCAGCATTCAACCACAGATTGTGAAGCCAGTTGCGGATATGGTTCGGATCGAAACTCGACCTCCGACTACTCGCTCCACTCTTGTCCCGAATGCGCGGGCACATGCAGAACATAAACGTATCTTGAAGTTGTTGAAACCTCAAGGTAAGATGCGGTAGGATCCTCATGGCAACCAATTCAACGAGCTCGGCGTCGGCGGCTTCTACTTCCCTTCCAGCTGGATCTTCCTCGGAAGCGGCTGATGCCGGGACCAAGATTACTGATGCTGATGTGGGTAAGATCATTGTAGACGGTCCTGGTCTACTCCACTCGGTCAAGTTCACCAAAGCGCCGCAGGGTTACGGTGAGATCTTCTCATTGGTTGAAGCATCACCTGATGCTGAGCGTTCTGTGTTTCATGTGAACGTATCAGCAATGCCGGTATCGACCGGGACACTCTTGTTGAGAGATGCCAAGCTACCCTTCGGCAACTTGATCGTGCGAAGCTGTCCTCTCGGTGCTGAGTTCGAGATCGCCACAGAAGTGGCTGTGCGAGCTGAAGCTCCAGCAGCCGAAAAATCGCCGGACCCTGACCCACCACCGGTCAACACGACGACAGTCAAATCACCACCGTCCTCTAAGACGACGACTAAGAAATGACCGTTTCTACTCTCACTATAACTTCGGCTAATCTAGGGCAAACCATCTTAACTGATGGAATCCTACATGGCGTGAAGTTTACACAGAAACCGAATGCTCCTGGGGCTTATCTTACATTGCTCGATACCCATTATCCACACCCTCGTCGGTTGTTTAATGGGAACGTATCAAACATGTTTATACCTCCAGGGACTGATCTTCTTGTGGGTGGAGACATATCATATCATTCAATGACAGTAGTGAGTTGTCCGACAGGGGCTCATTTTCTGTTGACTTATGACGATGGGTTACATCCGGCTCCGGTGTTGGATGCGATCAATCCAACGACTGCGGTCACTGACGATGGTAATTTCATTCTTACGTGTACGGGATCAGACTTCCTACGTGCCGTAACCATTATCAATTTCAACGGAGTTGATCAGACCACCGGTTTTGTTGGCCACGATGAGATCTTCTGTCAGATTACTCCTTCTGAGTATGAGGCAGGAACCGTCCAGGTTTATGTGCATCATGAGGGCAACAACAGTGCTTCGTTGCCATTTGTCTTTACTGACCCAACGCCGTAATGAATGCATTAGTTTTCGAGAACCGAGCTGAAAAACGTATTCTTCTGCCTCAGTTACATCCGGGGCAGATTGAAGCGTTTAGTATTCAAGCTCGGTTCCGCGCTCTTAGATGTGGTCGTCGTTGGGGTAAGACCAACTTCCTTAAAGCTATTGCGTGCGATTTCGCTGCTAAAGGCTGTCAAGTTGGGTGGTTTGTTCCCAACTATCGGTATGCCACTGAGGCGTATGGTGAGAATGAAGCCGCATTAGATGCGATCATTACTCAGTCGTCCCGTAATCTTGGGATTATGCATACGTCGGCTGGTGGTCGCATCGAGCTCTGGACCTTGGAGGATGAGAAGGCCGGGCGCTCGCGCAAGTATCATTTGGCGATCGTGGATGAGGCGGCGTTCACTAAACCGAATGCTACCGGAATTTGGGAGAAAGCGATTCGACCTACACTTCTAGATTATCGTGGTGCTGCGATTGTTGCTTCTAACACGAATGGCATTAACGAGGATAATTTTTTCTGGCGCATTTGTAATTTACCTGAATATGGATTTACTGAATATCACGCTCCTTCTCACAGTAATCCTTATCTTCCAGCGGATGAACTTGCTCGTCTGAAACAGGATAACCACCCTCTAGTCTATGCTCAGGAATATTTAGCCGAGTTTGTAGACTGGTCTGGTGAAGCATTTTTCTCCTTGATGAATTTGTTAAAGGATGGTGAGCCTGAACCTTTCCCGGAAAGATGTCTGTATGTCTTTGCGACGATGGACACGGCAATCAAGACGGGTAAAGAGAATGATGGTACTGGTGTCATTTATTGGGCTTATGAAAAGTTGGGTCCAGAACATTGGCTCAAGATTATTGATTATGACTACCTTCAGATTGAAGGTTCGTTACTTGAGATATGGCTCCCAGTTGTTTATCGAAATCTGGAGGAGTTCGCGGGGCTCTGTCATGCAAGGATGGGTTCTCGCGGTGTCTTTGTCGAAGATAAAGGTTCCGGATCCATCCTCATCCAACAAGCTAAGCGAAAAAATTTTCCTGTTGGAGAATTACCGTCCAAGCTCACCCAATTGGGAAAATCGGAACGAGCCATTAACGTATCCGGGTATGTCTTTCAAGGTCGGGTCAAGTTTCTCAAGCGTGCGTATGAACGAGTAGTTTCATTCAAACAAGTGCACAAGAATCATATGCTCGGTCAGGTTATGGGATTCCGTGTAGGAGACACTGAAGACAGACCAGATGATCTTCTGGATTGTTTCACGTATGGGATCGCGATAGGTCTCGGTAACTACGAGGGTTACTAAGTGGCGGCATCTCCTCATACGGTTACATCGGCGAGTGTGGGAACCGCGCTTGTGACCGGTGCTGGCACGATTACCGCATTCACTATGAATCAACCAGGAGCCACGGCGATTGATATGTATACGCCGCTTACGCTCCTGGATCTAGCAGCGGCTCCGGTGGCTGGTGTTCCTCCGAAGGTTATTTGGTCAGGTTGTCTCGCTGCACTAGAATACATGTTCGAGCCGAAGCCGAACATACCTTTAACTCCTTCTTTAACAGCGACCGCATGGCCACGGTCTGTCACTCCATTGCAGATGGCTTTTGCCACTGGTCTTTATGTGGCGAGCTGTCCTGCTAATGTGACCTTTACTGTGACGGCATGACCATTGTCGCAGGCTCCGTTTTAGCAACTACCCCAGGTAACGCACTTCAGGAGCTTTTAGTTGCACCGGATATTGTACCGGGTGACACTGTTTCATATGAAGTTTGTAAGCAGCTTTATCTTTATCACCCGCTTGGTGCTCGTATTGTCGAAGGACCAGTTTCCTTAGCAATTAGCCAGAAGCGAGAAATAAAGGTTCCAGATGGACCGTCTGAAATTTGTGTTGATGCGTTTAATGCTGAATGGAAAAGCCTTGGTGGTGATTTCTTAGTTCATAATTTGGCTACTGTTAGTCGTATCTATGGGGTTGCTTCGCTGGCTATCTTAATAGATGGAGAGAAAAGTGGTTCTCCTCTCGATTATTGGGAACTACCAGAACTCAATATTAGCTTTAATGTTCTTGATCCATTGAACACTTCGGGAAGTTTGGTACTGAATCAAAACCCCAATGCAATGGATTTTATGAAATATCGACAGATTGCGGTGAGTGGAGTCGCATATCATCCCTCTCGATCTGTTACAATCACTAACGAAAAGCCGATTTATCTCGGTTACACGAATTCAGCTTTCGGTTTTGTTGGTCGCAGCGCTTATCAACGAGCCTTTTATCCTCTTAAGTCGTACATCAAAAGCATTATTGCTGATGATTTGGTTGAAACTAAGGTCGGTGTGCTTGTCGCTAAGATCCACCAAGCAGGAAATTTTGTCGATAATGTGATGTCATGGGCGACTTCCTTTAAACGTTCGGTTGTTAAGGAAGCCGAAACTGGTAATGTCATCAACATTACGCCTGAAGAAGCTATCGAATCACTTAATATGCAGAATTTGGAAGGACCACATGTCCTTGCCAGACGTAATATTCTTGAAAATATCGCGAACGCCGTGGATATGCCGGTCAAATTGCTTACGCAAGAGTCATTTGCCGAGGGATTTGGCGAGGGTTCGGAAGACGCGAAGGCAGTAGCCCGATATATTGATCGTCTTCGCGAGACAATGGACCCCGTTTACATGTTTTTGGACCGAATTGTCATGCATCGGGCATGGTCTGAAGACTTTTTTACGATGATGCAGCGAAAATATCCTCAATTATACGGTGAAATGTCGTATAAAGAGGCTTTTTATCAGTGGGCAAACAGTTATCGTGCCATTTGGCCGTCATTCTTGCGTGAACCTGATTCAGAACAGGTTAAAGTTGACGATACCAAGATGAAAGCCGCGATTTCTATTTACCAAATCTTGGAATATAGCTTTGATCCACTGAATAAAGCCAAATTAATACGATGGATTACCGATGCTATCACGAATAATAAGCTTCTTTACTCCAGCCCGTTAGAACTTGATTTTGATGCATTGATTAAACAGCTTGAAGAGAATGCAAAATTGGAAAAAGAGCAAAAAGAAGCTGATTTGGACCCAGCGCAGGAAGCGCGGCCCGATATTCCAAAAGTTAAGATGGCGCGCGCGGACGGCGCCGCTGTTATTCAGCTTCTCGAGCATCTTCGTGCCTTTCCGAAGTAAGGTGACTCAAGCTCTCCGCTATTTAAAGCAGAATCCTACGGTGTCCGAACGTGGAATCATGCACATAGGCGGAAAATTACGCGGGGCGGAAGAACAACCCGGTCAATCGCAGCAATATCTCAAAGCTGCTCATCGGTATCTTCGTGAGAAAGCCCACTATAAACCCGGTAGCCCTCTTCTTAGGAATATAGGACGCCTCAGTCGTGCTATCGGAAAATGATAATGTTCTTCAACAGATTATCGCAGAATGCGATCATCTATCTAAGCGAATGGATGCATTTGCGAGTAAACGACAAAGCCATCGCAAGGCTAAAGAAATGAAGCCTCGAACTAAAGATGGAATGCAACCCAGTAACCGTCATCCAAAAGAAGTGAAAACACTTTGATTCTGGCTGCTGGAATTTTATTTAGATCACCACAAGGGCGTGT